TCACGGACAGCGACCGCTCTTGCTCGTTCCGAAACGCGTTGATAAACGTCTCGTCCTCGTAATACACCGTGAGTGTGCCCTCGACCACGGCGCGATCGTACGTGAGGCATGCAGCCGACTGAGCGCCGACCGCGTGCGCCGGAGCGTAGCCGTTGGTGAGCGTGAACTGCAGGCTCGACACGTTCGTGATGCCGCCCCCGTTTTCGGAGATGGTGCCGGAAAACGTATCGAACGGCTCCTCTCCGGACTCATCGGTGGTGGTGTCCGCCGCCGTGGTTGCGGTCGGCGTGCTCATCGTCTTACCGACGATCCCGAACGTCGCCTGCGGGATCGCGTCCGGCTGCACGTCGAGCGCAAACGAGTTCACGCCGCAGCCAGTGAAGACGCGATACTCGCTGATGTCCACCGCCTGGTCTTCGATCGACAGGAATTGAGGCGTGACGCCCGCGCTGAGCGTGTCTGCCGCTGTGTCGAAGGTGTCGAAGAACGCGGACTCCAGGAACGCGTCATAATCGGTCGGGCGGAACTGCGCCACGATATCGCCCGCGACGGACTCCTGTCCGTGGCGATCCACGCGGGGAATCCGGTCCGGGAGGATGTCGGAACCCTGCTGGCGCGACCGTGCGAGGTTGAGCGAGTGCGTGGAGAACGGAATGCGGATCATGGTCGGAGTGGCCGGCGTCGTGCCGAACACGGACTCCACCACGTAGACCAGACCACTGCGAGAACCTTGTGCGTATGCCATGTCGATGATCTCCGGTCAGTCGTAAAACGCCTTCCAGCGAATGCTTACAGGGACGGTAATCCAGGGCGGTTCACTGGAAGGCCCGAAATTCACCTCCGCCCGTACTACCTCAACGGTAACGCCGTTACTTGTCAGGGTGGTGCCCGCTTCATACGCGGATATTACAGCATCTGCGAGGTCTTCGGCCGCCTTCGCGCCGGTTCCGTAGGGTGCGAACACGTCCACGAGCAGCAGGCCGAGGTAGCGCTGCAAGCCAGCAGCGTTCACGTCCAACGGGACACGAGACGATGGGCTGTAAGACACACGAAGCCACGTTTGGCCCGCGGTCGGCTCGAATCGCGCCCCATCGAAAGCGTTAGCGGCGCCGATGCTCGGTGTAGCAGGAATGCCCGCGACGTTGGACAAGTTGCCTTCCAGCGCGTTACGGATGTCGGCGAAGACGCTAGCCACCGCCGCGACTCGCCCTGAACCCTCGGATGAACTCGATCGCGCGGCGCTCGATCTCCGGTAGCATCGCGAGCGTGCTTCGGATCATGGCTCGCCCTGCACGCTTCCCGTCGCGCGTGCCGTACTCGATCACGCCCGCGTACTTCGCGTTATTCACGAAGTAAACCGTCTGGCCGCCGCGAAACTCGTTCATGGCCGCCGAGATACGCGCGATCGTTTCAGGCGCGGGCGGCGGCAGGCCGGGCGGACCGCCGGGCTCGCGTGTTTCCCGTATGTTCTTCGGATCATCGTCAAGCCCGATCTGCCAGTTCGCCCGGAGGAACCCAGTGTCTACCGGTGTGCGGCGCACGATCTCCTGCGACAGCTCGTCCACGAAAACCTGCACCGCCGCCTCGGCGGACACCTTGGCGTCCTCCACGATGCGGCGAATGTCTGCGCGGCTGTTGATCGTCATGCGTCCTTCACCTCCGCGATCCACGCAACGTCCGAGGTCGCCGCGTTGAGTCGCCGAATGCGGGTGATCGCCACCGTGTCGCCGATGCCCACGATTTGATCATTCGTCTGCGGGGCGAACCCGAGCGCGTTACCGTCTGGGTCGACCGCAGCAATCAACGCGACGCGCGTGCTGCGGCTAACGGTGCCTTCCGACGCGAGCGCTTCCAACAGCGCCGAGAACGAATCGCGACGCTTCGTGAAGACGACGCGGATACTCTGGTCGATCGGACTTCCGTCGCCCCCGGTGGCGCCGCTGCCGGGCTGGTAGGTGCCTGTCGTAATGCGCCGAAGCGTGGCGGTCTCGCCCAGGTCCTTCAGCAGGCGAACCACGTGTGAGCGCAGCTGCGCTGCGTACATGCTCACGCGGGAATCCTCCGTGCTTCCTCGACGGCTGCCCGCCAGCGTGGCGGCGCGTTCCACGGGCGTGGCGGACCATGATAAGCGATCGCGACCGCTTCGTGAGGGATCACACCGCTACGGGCGCAGTCGACTTTGTACGACACCACGGCGCCCGAAGGGAACCGCTCCGGACGCTCCGCGCAGTGATCCGTGATGAAGCCCTGGTCGCCCCACTTATCGGGGAACCGCTTATATGCGTCGAAGGCCGACGGATCGGCGCTGGCGGCGCGGTAGACTTCCGTCGGGCCGTGCCCCATCCAGGCCATGACGCCGCTAGCGGCGAAGGCGGGGCGATTGAAATCTGAGAGCATCGTGAACTCGACACGCGCCAACGTGTTCAGGTCACCGATTACGTCCGTGTCGAGGTCGAGGTACACAACGAGTTCACCGGGTTCCCAGAGGTCACCCCGGAACAGCTCGATCTTGCCCCACCACTTCGGCCACATGTGGCGCATGGACGTGTCACCAAGCAACCGGAAACGCACGCCGGGCGTGGTCGCCACGACTTGATCCACGAGACGGTTCACGTGCTGTGGCAGGTATTCGCCTCCGGACCGGTAGACCATCGCGACCGTAATCACTTCGGCACGCCCAGTAAGTTGCGCGTGTCCGCGCGTCGGAACGTGTAGGAAAGCAGTTCCGACCGGATCATCTCCTCGGCGCGATCGGTATTCGCTTCGACGATCAAGCGCGGCCGATGCTCGTCCAACAAGGTCGCCGCGCCGCGCAGTGCGGCAGGTTCGCCGCCTTCGATGTCGAGCTTGATGGCTGTCACGGTCGCTCCCGTGTCGAGCATCAAGTCATCCAGCCGCATGACAGAGACGACAGCGCGGCCCGCGTCGGAAAGCGCGTTACCGGAAGACAACGCGGCACGAACCTGGAACGGCGCACGCCCCTCATAGTCAGCCGCCGCCGCATCGATCACGATGAGTTCTTCGCCGACGTTGTTCTCGAAAGCGTTTTCGTACAGCCGCGACGCAGCGGAAACGTTAGGCTCCAGTGCAATGACACGGGCGCCATCGAGCGCGGCGCGGATCGAATAGAGCCCCGTGTAGGCGCCCACGTCAATGACGAGCGCGCCAGGCTCCAAGCACGCCTCGCGCCAGAACGCCATGGATTCCGGCTCGAACACGCCGCCGTGTTTCGCTGCGTCATCGAACACGCGGTCATCCTCGCGGATCAATTCGACACCGTGCATGATCACGTGCTCACCACCTGCCGTCTGTTCCATAGGCTTTGCTCGATGAATTGCTGCGCGATGGACTCGACGAACTCGACACCCGCTGCATCGAACGCAGCGCGAAGCGAACTGTAATCGCCAAGCAGAACATCATCGGACCGCACCTCAGTCGCTCCGTTAGCCGCGAGCTGGTCCATGTACGCTTGCTGCAGTTCGATGTACTCCGCCAGCTCCTCGTCGGTCTGGAACGAGTGAAACCTCGCTGCGCGGATCGACGCGAAAATCGCTGCGCTGTCGCGACGCGGAAGGATCACGGTGCCGGGCTCGTCCCAGTCTTCCCAGAGGCGATGAAAAATCGCCGCATGTTTCACGAGCCACGGGCCGCCACTGTACCCCTCGCGCTCCAGGACACTGCGAACGAACTTCGCCCATCCGGGCTGTGGCGGATAGATCATGTTCAGGCGAGGCGGTGTGCCATGCACGCGCCTCAAAGCCGCCTTGATGCGGACATTCTCGAAATACCCTTTCGGGTTGCGGTAGTCGGCGCGCTGGCATTGGCCAGTCCACACACCATGCGCGGCGAACACGCCCGAGACCATCGACGAGCCGGACCGGCCGATGGTCATGACGAGAATCGGCGCGGTCATGCCACGAGGTCCTGCGCTAGATCGGCCTGCGTGATGGTCTCGAAGCACTCGACGCGGCTGCGCGGACTACCAATCACATTGACCACGCGCACGCCGCGCTGCCGGATCGTCTCGGCCGCAGCGCCGAAGTTGGCGACCCACTTACTGTAACGCCGCGCAGCAGGGCCCATGGTCGGGGGATCGTACTCGTCGTGCCAGTGCGTGGCGTCGCGTCCGCAGCACATGTCAATTCCCAGAAGGTACACGGTGCGTGCGCGCTTGTGTGCGGCGAAGTTGAGCGCCGCAAAGCCGGAGTGCGTGCCGTGGACTTCGCGCGGATGGCCCGCGAACACGCCACCGCGACGCTCGATATAGTTCACGCCCGGCCAGAACAAGGTGTTGTTCGGCGCCAGAGCGAACCACACCTCGCCGCCGCTGGCCGCGAACGCTTCGATCTCGTCTCGTCGCGCACGGTGTAGCGCGTGGTCGATCGAGAACATAACGTCCGTGCGTGCGAGGAACGCGGCAACGTTGACACCGACTGTAATCCCGCGACCGCGCAAGATGTCGAAATCGAACCCGCGCAGCGACGTGCCTCCGCCGATGATGAACACGGGCACGTCCGACCAGTACGGCGGCCCGACTTCGACGAACCGCCGCTCCTCACTCATCGATGGTATTCCTCGCGCGTGTCCGCATCGTCGGTTGACGGGTTGCGGAAGGCCCCGCGTCGAAACGCGGGTTCAACTCGATCGGAGTCGTCCTCGACGGAATCCATGGCGGCAATCGAGACACCGGAGACAATGGGAACGCCCAGGCCGCCCGAGTTCCGCGCTTCGCTTTCCAGGCGTGAGGCGCGCTTGTCGTATGCCTCGCTGAGCCCACTGTAATCAACCGCGACACCCTCGAATCGTGCATCGGCCAGGCGCGCGAATTTCGCGGAAAGCATGCGGCACACAACCGCCGCCGCGCCGTGAACGTTGTTGTTTCGTTCGTCGAGCGCGAACGCAATTTCCTCGTCTGTTACTTGCTGGGCCGTCGTGTCCGAATCGCCGACGAAGACGCGCACAGCGTCGCGACGCGGCGCCGCGCTGCTGGTGCCGGGCGCGCCTGCGC